AAAATCACCTCCTATTGAAGTGATAATAACATTTATGAACAAAAATATCAATTTGCTTATTTACTAAAGATTTCGGCCTAGTTCTAGGCTAAATGCACAAATGTGCACGAAACCAAGAATATACTTCTATTTCAGTTTACCATTAAATTTTAGGCTTTATTATCTATTATTTTTTAGGAACTTGTATCCTACGGGGGTCTCCTACTAAACATTTTATCTTGAAATACTGCATACGTTCTAGACATGTGCAAGCAACTTCTACTATGACACGCAAAGTGACCTTTGGTGTCACTCAGCACAGTTAACATCAAGAGAGTTAACTGTGCTGAGTGTACGCCTAATGTAAATGGACGTACAGCCGGAGAGCCACGGCGTTTAAACCGTGGCTCTCTTTTGGCGGCTTACGCCGCTTTTTAAAAAAAGAATTTTTTGTTTTTAAAGTTTATCAATGAGCTTCTTGAGAAGAACAAAGAACGGAAACATGACAGCCGTCAAACAAATAATCATGATAATACTCGACATATTTTCACCTCATTTCGCTTTGCGGTAAGTACCGCCAAATAAACCATAGATAGATTCTGCCAACATACCAGCAAGAGAAGACTTGTCACCGTTTCCAAAAGTACGCTTAATATCCCATTGTGTATCCGAAGCATACTTAGAAGCATCAGAGGACTTATCTGCTCCATACTTAGTACCAGACAAATGTTGATCGGCAGAATACCGAGTAGCAGCAGAATTAACCGAAGAACCAAAGATAGACGCCAAAGCGGCTTGACCAGCGGCATACCGAGTAGCGGAAGAACTCATAGCAGCGGCATCACGAGTAGCACCGGCATGAATGCCAGCTTGCTGGATACCAGCGGCGGCGGCGATCTGAGCAACAATATGCTCCATAGCGGTGTACTTGTCTGCAACGGCTTCCTGTGTACGGGCGTTGATGTTTGCACTCTGTAGCGCCGTCTGAGCGCCCAAGATGGAGCCAAGCAAGTTAGCAATAGCACCAGAGGCGGCTGTATCTGCATCGGCCTTAGAACCGCTTCCAAGAGACGCAGAAGCAGTTGCACCAGAACCAACAGCGGCGCCGTTACCATTCATGGCAGAAAGGACAGGATTTAAACCAGCGGCCATAAGATCACGAACTTCTCTTTGATGAGCAGTATTAGACATCATTTCTTGCCACTGACGATTTTTAGCGGCCTCGGCGGCGTTAAACTGCATCTGTCGAGCGGTCATTGCTTCTGTCCAATCACGTTGCACTCTAGCTTGTTCAGCATTAAAAGCACTATTAGCTTGTGCAACACCTTTCAAACCGGCGATCTGGTCAGCGGCACGGTTAACAGCCGGAGCGGCACCGACACCATCCATTTCGTAAGCGGAAGTAGTGGTACCAAATGCCATTATAACAACTCCTTTCAGAAAAAACAAGAGGGGGCCAAAGCCCCCTCTATAAATCAATGATGATCAATCAGGCCGGGGACGCTATACATGGGCATGGGCCGGGTACAATAGTTCTTCACGTAGATATCAGCAAAAAACTGATTACTAACAGCAGATGTGACAGCCAAAACACGATCAATGTTTGCCTTGTCCTCTCTGATCCACGAATCAGATAAAAAAGGAAGGGTGCTGTAATCATCAGCCAGATGCCAAACGTCCAAAGACTGAGCATAAGCAGACCTCATTTCGCCGGTCACCATGTTAGGTTTATAACGGTATTCGGCCCAAGCTTCCTGATAGCCGAAAACTTCGTTATCCTTGTCATTGCCTTGAGCAAAGATTTCCTTGTTCTTAATAGCCTGTTCGCCAATGTTCGCAAAAACGGGCCAATAAAAATCAAACTTATCCTTGCGAGACCACAGGCGGTTAAGGCCCTGCTGATAGGTGTGGTCATACCGAGCAACCATAACGCCGATGATCAAACCATGTTCCGTGAAAGACTTGGTAAAGTCAGAGTGCTTATCAGTGGTGAGAGACTGACCAACGACAGTACCTTGGGGAGTGCCGGAAGATTCCGTGCCGGACTGCTGGACAATCTGATTGACGTTGATAGGTACTCTGTTACCGCCGAGATATTCGGGACGCTGTAAGCGAGCATCCGGGGACGTTACACCGAAGAAAGAGCGAACAACTTCCGTATAGCGTGAACCGCCACGGGCCTGACGCTCATAGAATTTCTGAATCTGGAAAGCAAGACGCAACTGGTTAATAGTAGCGGCGGCGGCGTTACCATCGGCAATGGCCCAAAGGTTAGCCGGTGCGATATCAACGTTATTGTCAGCAGAAACACCACTACCAGCAGTAGCACCAGAAAGATATTTTCCGTTTTGCTCACCATAAGAACCAACAGCCAAATGACCAGAACCGTTATAAGAAAAATTTGTTCCATCGAGCTTTTGCCAAGCTACAGAAGCAGTAGATTTACTTGCGTCAACATAATCAGTCAAAGAAACAACAGGATAAGAACCAGCCTGAGCAACCGGAATCAAAACATCCGGGCCTTTCTGCGGCGCAGGGAGAGCGGAAGTGAAATAGTCATGGTACTTAGCGGCGATAAAGGGCTTACCGCCCTTAGCGACATCTGTCACAAATGTGCCAGTGTTCACACCGGCCACGGTACTATCGTCCGTTGGCACAACAAGAGGATCTTGGAGATTCTGATCACGGAACCACTCATTAATGATTAGGGCATAGGCTCTAAAGGGCAAAGCAGACACAGAGAGACCAGCAACGCCAGTTGGGATGCCAAAATAGTCAGCAAGAGTTCCAACACTCCATCCTTGACCAGCTGGGCTTGTAATCTGGGGCATAGTGTACTCAGTCTGCGGAATCCATGCAGATTCGGTATTTTCACCACAGAACTCCTTCCAGTGATCCCAAACAAGCCGGTTGGGGACAAAGAAATAGTAGGTATCCAGATAGACGTTGTCCATCATAGGTGTGAGCAAAGTCTGCATACGGACAACCTTGGATGTATCTACGCTGAAGGTATCGCCGGGCAACACTTCTTCGAGGAAAAAAGGGACTACATCACCAGCGTTAAACGAGGTCTTGAGGGATGCAGAGCGGTCAAAGCGAGAGCGGGAAATGTCTACATGGGGAGACAAGCTGAAATGGGATTCGGTATTTCTGTTCATTCTTTCGTTTCCTCCTTAGGTTCAACATGAGGGATAGCAGGGACAGGCTCAGCATCAGGCTCTTTCTTAATTCCGAGCCGTTCGAGGAAATCAGCTTCACCAGAAGCGGCGAGAAACTCCGTGAAACTGTTACCAAACTTCTCACGAGTTTCCACAGGCAGAGCCATGAACTGACGTTCCATTTCATTCATATGGTTGAGGGCTTCGGCGTAGGTCTTCGGGAAGTCGAGGAAGTCACCATAGAAACCCTGCTTCTGTGACAAGGCGTCTACATCGCCGTTGGCGTAACGCTTCATGAGAACGTGAATATCACAGCTTTCGGCGTAAGACTGGATGTAGTCATACAAATTTTCACGGCCAGATTCCTCAAGGACAACACGGCCCTTTTCGTCATAATGGCCGGCATATGTGATATGCTCAGGAGAACCGGGGTCAGTAAAGACACGGTCACGAGCGTCATACTGGGTTTTAAATTCCATATTGTCACTCCTTCACAAAACACTGGGCGGCGTCACAAAGCTGGCGAGGGGGGTTAAGCGGCTCAATATAGCCGCCGACGTTGTCATAGGTAGCGAGCTTATACAAAGCAAAATCGTTAGGATGCGAAGCGAGCAGGGATTCAGGCTGACGCACAGCGTGTTCAAAGTTACGGACGGCGGTAGCATCGTTGACATCAACGGTGCAGGGCATGAACGTAGACTTGGCGTCCTTGATAGCGTAAATACCTGTAATCATTTCTTATTCTCCTTTCGTGTCCGATTCGGACACAATCAAACGTAATAGGGAAATAATGTAATCCTGAACATCAGGGGAAAGACCACGAAAAACCGATATAGCCTCATCACGGGTCATAGCCGGATACCTCCACGGAAAATTTTCGGAGCGATGTTAACTTTCTTGGACTTTGCGGCGGTTCGGCTGAACATCTTCTTGTCTTTGCGCTTGAGCATTTTCATTACAGATTCCTCCTTAAAGATTTTAATCGGTTAGACTGTTTTTCTTCCTCAACGTCTCGAAGTTCGTAAGAATCGAGAGACGTATTAGACAATTTAGCTTCCATGGCCTGTTGGGCCAACTTAGCACGCAGAGTTTTTAACTCTGCGGACTTTTCAGGGCATTCGATGTCGAAGAGTTTGTCATAGTACCTCGGCGGACGAAACTTCTTGCCGCCTTTCGGCGTAGAAACGTTGATATACTGTTCTTCAACACAATGAGGGTGTTCGTCAAAATACTGGCGTGCAATGCCAGGCTTTCGGGACATGAGCGTAAACTCAGGCTGAATATTGTGATCTACATAAAACTTAGCTTCCTTTCCTTTCAGCTTTTTCATAACGTAACGGGCGGTGTAAGCACAAGATTCCCAAGTGACTTGACCAACAACTACATAGCCATTAGACCAACACTCTTGAAGCGAGGGACTGTTGTAATAAGTGTAATACTCACCTCCTTCCTTAACGGTTTTGTAGGGCTGGAGATCATCGAGATGCAAACCAAACAAAATAGCGTGATAATGAGGCCGGAACGTCTGAGAACCGTATTCACCGGACATGAAGAACCGAATTTTATCATTTGCGAATTTCTTCCGAATACGTTTCATTAAAAGTTGGAAATCACGCTTCTGTAAGGTCAAAGCTGGGATAGCTTCACCGGTTTCAGGGTCAGGGTAATAGGTACGGGGTACATGGTCATCATCATAGGTAAACGTGCAGAACCAAGCAGAATCATGATACTTAAGTTCGAGCAAACAACGATTTGCCCATTG